CAACTCGCCAAAAATAGACACGGCATTCGCAGGAATAGCTCCAGATATAGAAATAGGGTTGTTCGATACCGCAGCTGAGCCTGCATATAGAGTTGCGATTTGAGTGGTAACGTCTCGCCCTTTGACGCTTACCGGCTTGAACTGCCCGCTCGCGTTCGTCGGCACCACGGTCAGCAGAGCTGAAGCGGTATAGCCGGCCGGCATATTCGCGCCGCCATATACAGCTGGCATCATGGTGTTAGGTGAGTTAACAGCCAGAATACCCTGGGTCTGCATGGCCGGATTGTAGATCGCATACAGTGCGACCCAGCCACTTACCGGTGCGGTACCGGTGTCCATGCCGCCGGCACCAGTCGTGGTCAGGTTGATCGATTTGTTGTAATTACCGACACGGCAGGTCTGGCCGCCGAGCGCCGTGCCGACGATGATCTCGTCCGCTGTCATAGTCGCCGTAGCTGATGCCGCTGCTACGGTCATTTTGACGTTGCTTGCAGTACCGACGGGAGCCGAAAACATCGACTGAGCCTGGCCAAGCGGTAGAGCTTGCTGGCTTTGCGTAGCCGGAGCTACCTGCTCAGCTGCCCCCGTGCAAAAGAGCAGGATATAAGCTCCGCCGCCGATAGAGGTGTTCCATTGCACCCAGGCGTCGCCGTTGGCGATCAGTTCGCCGCCCTGTAGTGCAGCATGAGCGCCACCGACGAGAGCTACAGCGCCAAGGCCGTCATTAAAGGTTGAGGCGCTAGTGTTGGCGTTTTTTACTTTGAACTTGAGTGGCTGACCTTCAGCGCGCACAACGATGGCCGGAGTGAAGGCGCAGACGTATGTGTTTGCTGTACCTGTATCAACCGCAAAGCTCGGGGTTCCCGATTGCAGCTGCCCCACAGTGGCCATATGGCTAGTGGCCGAGCCTGGCGTAACCTGGAAGGGGCCACCCATGGACTCCATGATAATCCAGGCGCCATTGCCGCCGTTTACCCCAGGCTGGACCAGGTAGCGGAGCAAGGCAAGGCCCACCGGCAGTTCGCCACCTTGCAGCGCTTGCAGGCCCAGGCCATAGATCGGCTTGGCGGCCAGGCCGTCCGGGGCATAGGTAGCCGCGCCCGGGTTGGGGTGTGCGATATTGATCCACTGCGCATAGCCCGTAGGCGGCAGGGCAGTGAGGGCCGGCACGTTCACTGCCGTGTAGGTCCCGGCAACCCCGGTATCAGCAAGAATCACCAACTGCTGGTTCAGCTTACGAATGGCGGCCGTCAGCTGGTTAAATGTAGCCTTCAGCGGCGTAATCCCAGCGGCAGACAATACCCCCAGCATTTCCATCATCAGCATATTCATGAATTCGGCGGACAAGATAGTAGCCGGGACGTTGCCCACCGGGTTGCCATCGGTGAAAAAACCGGCCGTGCCCGCCGCCGTACTCGCAGGGATGACAGCAATGGCGGTTGAGTTATCAATTTGATACATCTAGGGCCTCACGAATAATGGAATTGCAAAATGGTATGAGCGGGCTTGGCTTCGGATAACTCGCACTCCAGCACCGTATTGCCCCAGTAGGACAAGGGCTCACCCATGGCCGATTGCCCCGCCTGGAAATGGGTGATGGTGTTGATCGGGGCATTGATCGCCCAGGCAAAGAACCAGTCGACGCCACCGAGCTGCTGCCCGCAGGCGCTTTGCCCGCAACGAAATGGCGCGTATTGCGTGACGGTCACGGCGTACCCCAGCCCCAGGGCAAAGGCCTGAAAGAACTGGATGGATTGCCCGCCACTATTGGTAAAACGGGCCAGTACCTGGTTACGCCGGCCCTGAAAGGTTGGGGATACCCCGGCGCAAGGATCGGGCAGGCCCAAGGTGGCCTCCCACTCGCCCAGAAAGTTAATCGTGGTCGCTGGAAACATGTCGCCCAGCAGGCCCACGGCGCTATCGCTCAGGCGCTGGAAGGTCGGAGCGAAGCTGGACACGGCCTGCGCTTGAATGCTGCTCAGATCCTTGGGCCATACACGCCCGCGCGGGAGCAAGCCCAGCAGGGCCGACGTGAAGTCAGCACTGGAAAACGAGTATTTCGACATGGCGGTATCACCCATAAGTGATGCTGCCCAGCGTCGGCAGGTAGCCGGCGGTGTTCATCAGGTTGGCCACCGGGGCCGTGATGACAAAGCCTTTGGTCGAGGCGATGGCGGCAATGGCTGACTCGATGTCGGACAGGGCAACAAAGGAGCCATCGGCCTGCGGCGAACCCTGTTCAACGAATAGCTCAGCGATGGCTGCTGCAATCGCGGCGCGGACCGTGGTAGAAGCCCCGGTGAGACCGGTGATGGTGAAGTTGATCGGCTTGGGCAGGGCAGCGCAGACGTACACCATCGCGGTCACCGGCTGGAGACTGAACAGGCTGTTGGCCACCGTCAGTTGATCACCAGCAGCCAGGCTACCCGCCGTAACCCGGTTATCGCTGGCCGAGATCCCGTTCGTGCCTTGCGGAAACCCCAGGTAGGCCGAATTAGCATCATCGAACATCACGTACACAACGACGGTTCCGGTGCCGAAGCCATTCGGCGTACACCAAGCGCGGGTCACCCCTTGGACCGCCTCAGCCCAGAGCACGTAATCATTGCCCGAGCCGCCGTTTGGCGTGCTTTGGTAGGCCGCCAGCATGCGGTTGAACAGTGAATCTTCTTGTTCCTGGTCCGCACCTCCCGTGATCACAGCGGTGACCGCCCCTGTCGACTGCACTCCGGGAAGCGAGGCGCCCAAGGTCATCAAACTGCCGACGGGGGTATTACCCGCCTCACCTGCCACGTCCGCGCTGACCAGGACCGTGATGGTGCCCCCCGCGCCGGCTGTCGCCTGAGCCTGGACACTGAACGTCACCGTGTCGGCACGGACCACTTGCGTGCCAGCGGCAACCACTACACCGGGGGTCGCCGGGAAGGTCACCGCCCCCGGGGCAGCAGGCAGCACACCAGCGGCGGTAGGTGTTTTCCGATAGACCTTTTTCAGCGCCGCCCAGGCCTCCAGAAACTCCCCGGACGCGGTGTAAGGCACACCCTGGCGGGCGATCCAGTCCAGATAGCCGTAATTCAGATGGCCGAGGCCTGCCAGCGCCTTACCCATGATCTGTAAATTGGAGAACCGCAGCAGGCCGTCTGCAGTTGGCAGCCCCGAGGTGATATCAGCAGCCACCATCGACCGCAGGTCCGAGAGTGAAGGTCTTGCAAATGGCATGGCGCATAAACTCCAGGCAAAAAAATACCGCTCAAGGCGGTCGGGGTGGGGCACGGGTTCAGCTCTATCGCCAGGCCCAGCTGAAACTGAGGGGGACCACGCTGCCATCGCTGCGGGCAATATTGATCAGGGTGTTGAGCCGGCTGTTGCCAGCAATCGCCGTCAGCACCGTGACACTGGCCGCCACGCCATCGTCAATCAGCCATTTCAGCGCCTCTTCCATGTAGATCCGCGCGGTATTGGCGGTTTTCGTATCCAGGCGCGAGCGATCCAGCAACCACAGGCGCGAGCCCAGCGGGGTATCCTCGCCAGCATCCCCCCACCAGCCGCGCCGATCCGTACTGCCATCCGGGGGAATGTCGGATTCATTGGCCAGGCGATCCGTAAACAAACTGAGCAGGACCGCCGTGGCCAGGTCGTCGCCGCTGGCCAGGGCGCCGTCACTGATGGACCAATCACCCCTGCCACTCTCAACAATCCACGTCGTACTGATATCGGTCATTCTTGCTGGGTCGGCACCGGGCCGCCTCCATGGTTATGCCCGTCAAAGATCAGTCGATCTGCCGCCAGGCTGCGCACGCCATCACTGACATTGCCGCCCGCCTGAATGTCACCGCTCACCTCAAGCAGCGGCGTATTCATCATCACGCGGTCACTGGCATTGATGGTCACGACGGTGGCGTGATTGACCGTGACCGGGGTACCCTGCGCCTCGATCACGATGCCGCCGTCCGCCGTCAGGTAGATGCTCTTACCCCACAGGTCGTACAGCATGCTTTCGCCGCGAGCCAGGCCCCGGGGGCGGCTGGCCTGATGCCCCGTTGCCACGACCACCCCTTTCGAGCGATCACCGCCCAGAAACACCAGCACTACATCAGACTCATCCGGTGGCCTTGAGGTGAAGCCGAATTCCGCAATGCGTGGGGTGCCGTCGCAGGTTTCCGAATCATTGAGCTTGATCTGTAGTAACTGCGCCGATTGGCTGTCATCACTGAAGCTGACCCGGCCCCAGCCCGTGACCAGTTGCAAGCGGCGCCATAGGCGTTGCATCACCCCGTGGGCATCGTTCATGGGCGCACCTGGGCGACATCGCCATACAGGCGCGTGAGGTTGATGGGCTGCGGCAGGAAGGCTTCCGGGGCCATCAAGGTCAGTTCGGCCGTGGTCCCCGAGTAGGCATTACGCATAAAGGTGACCTCGCTGATCAGCAGGCTTTCGGCCCTGAACTTCAAACGCGGCAAGGACACCGGCACCAGGGTATTAGGCTCCCACAAGGCGCCGGAGGCATCACGCCAGCTGTCGGTGGTCAGGCGGATGATTCGGGACCGGCCAAACCGCCGGGCCGACTCCCATAACGCCCGCTGCACCGCCACCTCATTGCCCAGCCCACCCCCCTCGGAAATGATCACCATCGCCCGGTGTCGCTTGCAGTTCAGGTCATGGGTGGGAATCAGCTGATTGCCCCCCTGGCCGAGGTCGGTATAGGTGTCGATGGACTGGATATAGGTGTTGTAATCCGAATAGATCTGGTCCGCCGAAAAGTCGATATACGCGCGCTGGACATTCACCCCTTCGGTAAAACCACTGGCTGCGCGCCGGGTCCCGGCCTGGGTCAGGAACAGGCCGCCATCGGCCAGGTCATAGGCCAGCACCGCCGAGAAGCGCGCCATGCGGTCGATGATTTCAAAGGCCGACTCTCCCAGCATCAGGTTGGTCTGCGGCAGGATAATCAGGTCTTTAACATCCGTCGTCACGGCAATGCCCTCCGGCACACCGTTGATCAATGGCCCATACACCGAGCCCAGCTTCTGGGCGATGCCCAGC